TCGGGCTCTACCCGCTCGAGTCGTAACCATTTATTAGTGCCTACCATCGCGGGCTCGGATGGACCACCACCGACCCAGCCGAGATCGTTAGTCTCGAAGTAACTGGGAATCGCTAGAGCGATACCTAACTGCACCGCATCAGTGCCGAATTCGTGTTGCCATAGCGAGACGTAGTTATTAATCGTCAATACTTGATATACAAATCCCGATCCACCTGCGATGGGCGTGGACGGATCGATGGTGAGTAAATTACCAGCAGTGTAACTGCTCCCCGGGTTAGTGATTGTAACTGCGGTTACTACACCACCAGCCACCACAATCGTAGCATTCGCGGTGGCATTTGTGCCATCAGTCAGCGTTCTGTAGGTGTAGGTTCCATTAGTATACGAGGAGCCCGCAGTGTAGATACTACCTGTTGCGATGCCACCCGAATAATTAACGTTCCAATCGGCCATCACCGGATAATGAAATACCTGCGAAAAATAACCCGCAGAGCGTTGTGCTCCCTGTGCAGATCCGGCGTCGTACCAAGTCTGCTCGCGCACATTGTAAATGATCGCATCAGTACACTCGGTCGCGTCGCCGCGTGGGTAAAACCACCATACCTCGCCGAAACGCGGCACCTTAGTGACCCACACCTTTTGTCTTTGTGCATAATTGAGGTTATCGAAGAACCAATTCTGGCACATATTGTTCGGTATCTCTTTCACGACACCGTTGTACATGAGGAAGCGATCGACGCCGATCCAGTAGTAAATACCGTCGTACTCGATCACGCACTGACTCGAGAGAATCGAGGATTGCGAACTGATAATGTCGTACCGCCAATACTGGACCGGAGTGCCAGTGCCGCCGATAAAAGAAACGCGAACCAAGGAATCGAGGCTCCAAAATAGGCCCGAGGGAGAGTTCGAACCACCCCGCACTGGTAGCCCTTGCACGATCTTGCCGGTAGCCACATTCACCTCGTTAGCATCCGCGCTCTGCCAATCGGTAGGATCACCAGCCGCTGAATTTTTGATGAGTCCGTTATTACCAAAGACAAAGACGTAGGGGTGAAGGGTAACGACACCACCCGACACCTCGATCTCGTTGTCGAATGTCCCCGTAAATGTGGTCGCGTTAGTAGTATTCGCGCTAATTGTTACTGTAGTGGAGACCACCGAGACTACCGTAGTACCGCTTGGAATTCCGACTCCCGTGATAACTTGGCCCGCGCCGATTCGTGCGTCGACGGCCGGTAGCGTGATTGTGTTTACGCCACTTAATTTCGTAATGCCGGCCACCGTGAATACACCGATTTTGCTCATGGTAGTGCCCACGATACTGCCTTGAAGCACCGGAGTGTTCGTGCTATTGTCCAGTAGTCCGAGATTCTGCCCGGGATGAGCCAAAAGTAAGTTATTACCCGAGCCCGCCGCATCTGTCACCGTGTCGAACTGCCATAGATTCAAGTCGCTCGAGGTAAAGTTAGTGAGGGTAAAATCCAGAATGCCAGCACCAATACCGGCGTCGTTCACGGGTAAAACCTGCAGACCAGCCGAGTGGCCGTTAAACACGTTGGTATAGTTCTGCTGTGGATTTACATAAATCCCGCGCGATGGGCCGGTGAGATTGTAAATGATCTGCCTGTAACCCGCTATCTTGCGTGGTCTACCGCGTTGCCAACGCACCCAGAGGCCATCCGTATAGAAATTCTGGTCGAATACGGTACCATCCCGTTGAATCCCGGGTTTAGTATCTAGTGCAAATACTTTGGCGGTCAAAATACGCCTCCACTAATACCGCCAGTAAAATTACCAGTGCCAGTGATTGTCACCCCAGTGCTACTCACAGTAAAGATCGAAGAACCGAGGATCGAGACCGCCCATTGACCACTGCCGGGACGGAAAATACCGGTTGAGATCTCGCTTGCGAAGTTAATAGCGGGGGCCGAGACCGTACCATCAACGATGCTGATCGAAGTGGCTCCGGCTTGCACGGTGTTCGCGTTAAAGAAATTCGTACCATCGCAGACCACGGTGGCTTGCTGTCCGGCCGGGATCACCGCAGTAGTACCAGAGCCAGTGGTGAGCGTTAGGCTGTAACCATTTGCAGTAGTCTGGTTAGCCACTACATAAAGGTTCACCACAGGAGGGTAGACGATCGTGACATTTCCAGTGAGGGATCCCGTAAATTCTTGTACCAGCGATCCGGCTTCGACTGAAGTAAGATTGTAAGTGCCTGTGGTTATCGGCTTCACCAGCGCGGTCACAATATAGGTCGAGGACTGCCCATAACCAACTGAGACGTAGCCACTGCCGGTGCTGATCAGCAATGCGCTTTCGTTGGGTAAGAATGTCATCGTGGACATTCCGTCGATCAGGTCTGCTCCAGAGGGGTAGATGGTCAGAGACCCCGAGCCATTATTTTTCAGTAGAAAGAAATAATTATTGCCCATCGTCGCCGCCGAGGACAGCGTTGCAGTTCCAGCACCGCCTTGCCACAACCGCGTCAATGCTCGGTCTGATTGAACAAAAGTGTAGCTCGAGGAAAATGTAGATGCTGGGTGCGATTGGTTTAGAGTGCTCGATATCGCCACCAGACCCGCACCGGCAAGAGCCGAGGCGTCGGGAACGGAGGTACCAACACCAAACGCGATGATGCCCCATGTACCCGCAGTGGTAGCGTTGGTGCTAATATAGATGTATTTCGCCGTACCAGCCGGTACTGCTACGATCGTGTTGCCAGCGTAGTCCGTCACTGTGAAGGTATTGGATCCGACGTTGCGAATCAGTGCGTCTTGGCCTACCGAGGCTTGATTCGCCGGCGGCATCGCTAGAGAAAGGCTCGCTACCGTAGCCGTGACGTCCATGATCCGGGCCGCGTAACTCTGCGTTCCATCGCCATCGAAAGACCAGAACAGTGGCGTGTTAACGCTTATCGACAGCGCGACAAAGGAGACATCCGTCGGCTGAATGACGTTGCCGGTAAACGGGGAATTAAAAGTGGTCATGAGTCAATCGCCGCCGCTTGGCGGTCGCCTGTTCTGGTTACGTCTTCCGCACGGAGCGTCGCGACGATTTGTGAATAATTTTGTTGCCACATGGGCATCCGGTCGTCGTTTTTGAGGAACGGCATCGCTTGTAGCAGTGTACCGTAGAGTAGTGCTTGCGGCGCGTAATTCGTGAACCAGTTACTCTGGTTTGCCGAGTCGAGCGGTTGAACACGTTCGTAATACAGCACCTCGAAGGTGAAAGCACCAGAGGGAGTCGGGGCCACCATCCAATGGGTATAGTCGTAGTCGCAGTAGTACAGGGGGGTGCTGGTCGACGCGGTGTTGGGCCAGTAGTTACGAAGATATTCGTATTTGCGTAGATAGATGGGTTGCCGTGCCCCGGCCGCCGTAGTCAGGTTCATCGACACCGTCTTGTGCCATCGTACCGGCTTGTCAATCGTCGGGTTGCCTGTCACCATCACGCTGGTGGCCACATTGAGATTACCGAGGAATTTAAGATCTGCCGCGAGAGTCTGCTCGCAAAGCATGATGAAACGCGGGATCTGCAACAGTGTTGCATCGTCGGTGCGCTCTAGGTACTGCTGGACGTCGTACACCAGAGAATCGTAAGTCATAACTGATGCGGTCGTCATAGTCCCCCCAAAAGATTACCGATTATACCACTGGGCCGTCGCTTACACAAAGGGTCGAGTACCCGTTTTGTCGATTATCAACGCTTGGCGGCGCGGCGTATCGCCGACGTGCGTCGGAATACTCACATGGGTCCAGCGATCGAACTCGCGGATCACTTGCTGAAAGCCCAGAGGACTGGCGATGACCGCCCGAGTCACCTCGTCCGGAGTCATCCCGGGCACCCGAAGATCTGCCGCGCACCCCCGACGATGGTCCGAGGTGTCCTTAGAGCCTACTGCGGTATTGACGTCGTGAGAGCGGAATGCGCTGTTCACCATGATGGACTTGCCGCCTAGGAGTGTCTTGATCTCCTCGAGGAATGCGGCGAGGCGTGGTAGATTCGCCACCGCGTCGATCACCACCTCTTTACCGTCGATGATACATTTCTCGGTACTGGTGGGGGTATTGTCGAATTCCCGGTGATCGGTGTGGGTCAGTTCTTCGAGTGTGAAGTGTTCGGTGAGGTTCATTTGCTACCTTTAATCTTCATAATGTTTTCGATGGTCTTGCCGCCGAAGTAGGCGGTCATCACGAGCATTCCCCACTGGCCGAGGAGATTGACGTAGGATTCGTTCACCTGATGACCGAAAGCCGACATTAGGGCGAAAATATTGTAGGTGGAGAGGAGGTAGACCAGAGTGGCCGGCCGAATGTTCTTGTTCAACCACCCGTCCGATTGATTATCCGATTTCCAACGGTCCGTAATATTGTTCTCTTCATTCTTTTGCGCTTCCATCGCGACTTTGGCCATCTCGAGTTCGAGTTCCGCTATTTTTTGGGCGGCGGCCGGATCTCCCGCGATCGCTTTGGCTACCGCCTCAACAGAGTCGCTAACGCCCAGCCGAGTAGCAATAGCACTAACAGCGGCACCACCCAAAGGACCAGCAACGGCAGTAGCCAGAGTGGGTGCGATGCCTTTAAGCAAGTTGAGTAGTTCATTCATTTCGACTCCTTTAATTCACGTTTAAGTCTTCGCAGTTCTTTCATCTCTTGCTTCAACTGCGCTTTCATGTAGAGTGTCTCTATGTACGCCATCGAGGTAACTCCCACAACGATGCATATCGCCACTCCGATCAGAATCCACCCGACAAGGCGCGTAGTTGCCACATTAACCATCCAAAAAAGAGAGAGATGAACAC